CCTCGTTGTGACGACCTCCGGGACCGACACCACGGCAGGCGCGATCAACGCCTTCCTGACCAACGACGTGTCCGACTGGGCCGCCTTGCCTGAAGGGAGCAACTGATGCCGAAATACAAACTTTCGCGCCGCTTTTACGACGGTGAGCGGATTCATCCGGTTGATGCCATCCTGGACTTCAAAGAAGGCACCCAGCCCCGGACGGCAAAACGCGTCGAGGCCAAGGCCAAGGAGAAGGAAGTCGAGTACGAGGAAGTCGATGACGACGACGACCCCCTGCTCGATCCCGCCCCGAATGGCGTCGAGGACGCCAAACCCGGCGACACCCTCTCCAGCCTGTCGAAGAAAGGGAAGTAAATGACGACGACGGTCCTTGGTATCTACAATGCGGCAATCTCCGCGGCGCGGGGCAAGGGCCGTCTCGGCACGCTTTCCGATGTCTCGAGGGAAAAGTCTGAGTGCGACATCTGGTATGGCCAGGTCCGCACTCAGGCCCTCGAGGCAGCCTATTGGCCGTCATCGCGGCGGTCGGCCAGATTGGCCCTCGTCACGCAGCGCGATCCTGCGGTAGACTGGGCCCTCGGCGATCCCGAAACCCAGTTCCTTTACAAATATGCCCTCCCGAGCGGATGCCTGCGCCCGTGGTATCTCGTCAACTACGAGCAATTCACGGTCAGCTTCGATCCGGTATCCAACGCTCTCGTCCTGAACACCAGCGTATCTGATGCCGTGCTGATCTACGCGAGCGACCAAACAAGCCCTGCATATTGGACGCCCGGCCTTCGCGCCTCCGTCATCTACGCGCTGGCCGCGTCAATTTCCGGGCCGCTTAAGGGAACGAGCGACATCGCCAAACTGAATTTCCAACTCGCCAACCAGCAGATCATGGAAGCGCGGGCCAACGTCGCTGGACTGCTCTTTGACCAGAAAGAGGTTCTGCCCCCGGCCTTAGCGGCTCGAGGATACTCCATCGAGTCTGAGACGCGTTTCTACTACCCCTACGGCGATATGTTTGCGGGAGCGCTGCCGAATGCCTGACATCGTTAAATTCGGCTTCTCCGGCGGGGTGTTCTCCGAAAAGCTCTCCATGCGCTCGGATTTGAAAAAGTTCGATCTCGGGCTTTCCGAAGGCCACAACTTTTTCATCGAATACACCGGCGGCGCGAGCACACGGCCGGGAACAGAGTTCATCGACTACATTGCCGATCAGGGCGAGCCTTGCCGCCTTGTCGCGTTCTCGTTCAATCGAAATATCGCAAATACCTATGGCGTTCTTTTCTCCAAGGACATCATTCGTTTTGTGCAGGACGGGGCTTATGTCCTCGAGGCGGCGCAAGCGATTGCCTCGGCCACAAGCACCACCATCACAATTACTGCCCACGGATATTCCGATGGAGACTGGGTAAAACTTGACGGCGTCACTTACGAGGTGAGCTCTGCGACCACCGACACATTCCAAATCTCTCCCATTTACGGCTCGCTTTACGACCCTTCGGGCTCAGTGGGAAAAGACGTTCAGCGGATTTATACCATTGCCTCGCCCTACGCGCCGGCGGATTTGCGGTACCTCACATTCTCGCAATACCGCGATGAGCTTTATATCGCCTCGACAGACTATCCCCTGAAAAAGCTGATCCGTTCGTCAGCTACCAACTGGGCGTTGTCCGATGTCACGCTCGATGCGAATAACAATCCGCCGACAAACCTCGTCCTCACGCCTTCCGCCACAGGAGCCTCTGGCGTCGTGTTCGCGGTGACCTCTGTTGATGCAAATGGGCGTGAAAGCTACATCGACGGGACCGGGATTGAACTTACGCGGAACACGATTAACTGGGCAACAACGGCTGGCTATGTGGCCCTATCCTGGACCGCGCCGGTCGGCGTTCAGGTTGACCACTATCGCGTGTATCGCTCGCTTATCGTGGCAAATTCTCAGGTCAACTATGGAATGCAGCTTGGCTTCGTAGGCAAGGCATTCTTTACAAAGTTTAACGATCCTAACATCGTTCCAGACTTTTCCCAAACTCCGCCGCGCATTGATATTCCGGTAGTTGGAGGCCAAGTCCCGTTTGCGACAATCACTGCTGCGGGGACTGGCGCTACCGACAGCACGGAAGTGACTGCCGCGGGTGGCACAGATTTTACCGCGAAGGCCATCGTTGAGTCTGGCGCGGTTGTCGGTATCCGCATTTTGAACCCCGGCTACGGGTATTCCGGCGCGCCCTTGAGCCTATCTTTCAGCGCCGGAACCGCGACGGCTGAGGCTACACCAACCGGGCTTAGTGGGAACAATCCCGCCACAACTGCGATGGTGCAGCAACGGCGCATTCGGGCGGGGACGATCAACTACCCCGGAACGCTGTTCGGGTCGCGTGTTGGCGAGCCTGACAACTTCTATTCCTCGGGCCTGGGCCTTGCGACCGATCCTTACGCGCTGACTTTGGACAGTGAGCAGCTGACCCCGATCCGTTTCATCCTTCCCTACCCGGAAGGAATGTTCGTTTTTCAGGATACCGGCGTGACCCAGGTTCGCGGCCTGGATGACGGAGTTATCAAGCCCGGCTCGGCAAAGGCGCAGGAACTGACGGAAGATGGCTGCGCTCGCCTGCAGCCCATTCAGATCAAGCGGGATTATCTCTACCTCAACTCGGCGCAAACTTCAGTCTATGCCCTCGGGCCGACAAACCTTCCCCAGTACTATGCCCCGTCTGACATCACGGTGTTCTCCGAGCACTACTTCCGCCAGAGCAACCCAATAACCTATTGGACCTGGGCTAAGGCCCCGCACAAGCTTCTGTGGGCTGTTCGCGCGGATGGAACATTCCTGAGCCTGACCTACGTCAGCGAGGAAGAAGTTACGGCCTGGTCCGACCACGCCACGAGGGGCTTTGTGGAGTGCGTGGAGTCCGTGCTGGAAAACGAGATCGACCGGCCTTATATGATTGTTCGCCGGATCATTGGCGGAGTGGAGCGCCGGTATCTGGAACGCATGGCGCTCCGAGAGGACCAAACTCCCGATGATGCCTGGGCGGTAGACTGCGGCCTTCGCACGACGCTTACCTATCCGGCGGCTGGAGTATACCTTGATGACGCTGATCCCGCTGCCGTGGTAGTAACCGCGACCGCTGGCGTCTTTACCGTTGCCGACATTGGGAAGATTTTCCGCATCGGCCTCGGTCGCGCGATCGTCACTGGATACACTGACTCCACCCACATCACCATCGCATTCGATCGCCGCGAGGATTATGACTACGGCGAGTTTGGACTGCTCGCAGAGCGACTGTGGCCGGAAGGTTCATGGAGTATTGATCCGGTATTCTCTACCGTGTCCGGTCTCGGCCATCTGGAGGGCCAGACAGTTGAAGTTCTTGGCGACGGGAATGAACTCGCAACCTGTGTTGTTTCTTCCGGCTCCATCACGCTTTCGACGCCATCAAGCTATGTCGTTGCAGGCCTCGGATATTCCGGCAGGCTTCGCACCCTTCCAATCACCGCGAGCGACGCTGCGGTTGAGGGGCGCTATAAGAGGGTGGCCGATCTGGCCGTGCGGCTCTACCGCTCGCGGGGCCTGAAATTTGGCGATGGTTCCGGAGACCAGCTCTTCCCGCTTCCCTTCCGCCAGGGCGATCCGGCAGCAACTGCCCCCATCTTCCGCAAAGGAATGTATGAGGTTTCTATCGCGGCTGAGATGACTCTCGATGGGGAAATTCTTGTGACGAAGTCAGGCCCCCTTCACGCAACCGTCCTTGGGTATGTCTCGAATGTCGAAATTGGAAATTAAGCAGCTTCCGCCCTCTCCCTTGGCTGAATGGAATGTCGCCATTTACGATGGCGACACAGTCTTGTTCTCCTTGGGCTTCAACCGCCTTTCCATGCTCTCTGACATCGTATACATTACGATGGTTCCGACTGAGGCTCTACGCTCCGCCGGTCTTGGAAAATTTCGAGAACTTTCCTCGATGTTCTCCGGCATCTCTGGCTGGCGTCTGGTGTGCCAAATAGACAAAAACGATCCCGCCGCGGCTCGCTGGGCCAGGTTTTTTGGTTTCAAGTTTAAAGAGTTTATCGGTACAAGGCTGCATTTCGAAAAGGATACGCGCTAATGCAAGCACTTATTGCTGGAGTAAGTTCGCTCTTTTCTACCATCAGCGGGGTTGCCGGTGTAACTGGCGCCGGGGCGGCTAGTGCCGGTGCAGGCATTCTATCGTCCGTGGTCACTGGCATCGCTGGTATAAGCGCCGCTAACTATCAGGCCTCCATCGCCACGCGCGCGGCAAAAATTCACGAAGAAAACGCGCAGCGTATCGTGGCGGCGGGGCAAAAAGAAGCCAAGATGCAAGACGAGGCCGCTGCCGCGCAGATCGCGGATGATATTGCCTCGCAGGGCGCCAGCGGTTTCGCCCTGTCCTCGCCTTCCTTCGTCCGCCGTCGAGCAAAGATGCGGGTGCTTGCGGGCCAAGACCGCGAAAACATTATCGAGGACTCCCGCGTGCAGGCGGCAAGCGAGAGGGAAGCGGGCTACAGCGCCCTCGTGGCAGCGTCGCAAGCTCGTTCCTCGGCCCTGTCCAACTTTATCGGAATGGGGATAAATGTTTTCGACTCCGCGATCGGCGGGGCCAATCTTTCCGGCTCCATCGCTTCCCGCCGCGTTCGCTCCTCGTCCTACGACGTAGCTTACCAATAAGAGGTCTCCATGCCCAATCAAATCGGAACAGTTGGCCCCACGCGGCGTAGCATTCAGCCGGCCTCCCCGAGCGTATCGGCCGGGGCATTCGGGGCGGGTATCGGCCAGGCGCTCGGCTCGCTTTCGCAATCCTACGCTACGCAGGCAATCGTCGGTCAGGACCGCGCTGAGTCGGATCAGGCGGTCTCCCTTGCGTGGAAAGAGCGGCAGGACAAGCTGACGCTCGCGAACCTGAACGTTGAGTTTCTCAAGACCGAGAATGAGCTTTCCCTCGGACTGGTAGAGAAGTACAAGAATGCTGATCCGGGCGCTCCCGGCTTAACCAACGCTGCCCGCGCCGAAGCTGATGCGGAATTTAACAAATTCCTCGCCACGGTGCCGGATCGAATGAAGCCGCAATTCCTCGCTCGTGTGGAACAGTCCCGCGAGACGATTGTCAATGGCGCATTCCAACTTGAAGTAGAGGCAGGGAATAGCGAGTTCAAGCGGAACGTCGGGCTGTTCCAACAGGACGCCGTGAATAAGCTCATGGGCGCGGTTGCGACTGATCCCGCAAGCATCGACGTGCTAGCGGCGAAGCTCGCGGCCGACGCGGACGAGCTGTTCAAAGGCTCGCCGTTGTCCAAGGTCGAGTCGCGCAATCTTCGGCAGCAACTCAAGGTGGCGCTGGACACCGCCCGCTTTGCCCGCCTTGCGCAAGATGAGGCGCAGGGACTGAGCAATAATGGAGGGCAGGTTCCTGGGCGGTTGCAACACGAGGGTAACGCGTGGAAAAGCTCTGCCCCGGTCGCGGCGGGGCTTCCAGCAGTTGCGGTTGGCCTTCTTACCGCGATCGCCGGGCCGGAGTCTGGTGGAGAATATAACGTAATGTACTCGCCGGAGGGTCGTCGATATTTCCAGGACTTTTCGAAGCACCCAAACCAGCCCGCATTGATTGCGGACGGTCCGCACAAGGGGGAGTTTTCTTCTGCGGCAGGCAAGTATCAATTTATCAAGGGTACCTGGGATCGCGCGCAGGCCGCCCTTGGACTGCCAGACTTTTCGCCCGAGTCACAAGACATCGCCGCTTGGTATATTGCGCAGGTAGATTACAAGAATGCAACGGGCCGGAACCTGCAAGATGTCCTGGCCTCCGGCAATGTTCCGGCAATTCTTGCGGCAAAGAGGACTCTTCAAACAACGTGGCCCGGCCTTGCGAGCATGTCCGACGAGCAGTTTCTTTCGACCGTAACCGGCGCAACCTCGAACCCCACGAGCCTTATCTACGACGATGAGTTCTCTGATGTGCCTTACGATCAGCGGGTCGCGCTGGCGCTTGACGCACAGAGCAAGGCCGCGGCGATCCAGCAGAAGATCAACGCGGAGGCGACGGCACAGCAAAAGGCCTCGTTTGAAAGCGCAAAACAGGGCGTGGCCGCCGGTGATATGGGCATGGCTGATATTCAGCAGCTTTCCATTCAGCACAACTTCGACTACGATCAGCAAGAAGAGCTCAAGAAAATTTTCAAGAATACGAATGAACAGGCGTACAACGCCGCGCAGTTCGTATCTTCGGCTTCGATCCCTGGCTATACGATCTCGCCAGACGACTCCGAGGGCAAGAAAAATGCGACGGCCTTCTTCGCGCAGCCCGATGGCGACGGAATGACCGCGGACCAGCATCTCGCGAACAGCGACGCCGAGTACGTCCAGCGGGTGCTGCGGCCGATTACCGCACAGACTCATTTCATTCCGCCGAACGTGGTTCAGTCGTTGAAAACGTACATGGGCTCGGGAAATCAAAACCAGGCGCTCTTCGCGCTGGACACGATGAACCAGCTTCGCGCTGACAATCCCGCGGAGTTCGAGCGCGCATTCGGAAACGACGCCAACCTCGCCACGTCGCTTTACAACGTGACGAAGGGGACCATGGAGCCAAGCGCGATGCTTGGCTATATCCGCATGGAAAATGACCCACAGATGCGGCCGGTCATTGACATGAGGAAAAAGGCTGTCGCCGAAAATGTCAAGAACAACCCGGACGATTTCATGCCCGCAGGTATCGTGGACAAGATGGGCTTTGAGGGCGCCGTTTCTGTCAGTGCCGGAAATGCCATTTCCGCTGAGTTCTGGCCTCTCTACACCTACATGTATCAGGCGACCGGCGATCACGACAAGGCGATGCAGGGTGCGGCTGATGTGCTCAAGCAGCGTTGGGGTGATGCTACGGTGAACGGGGAAACGCAGTTCATGCGCTACCCGCCCACGATTACGGCTCCGGTGTTCGACGGCTCGCAAGACTACATTGACGAGCAGCTCCAGCGCGACTTCGGGCTTACGCCTGATATGAATGTCCTCCTCGTGTCTGACTCGCAGACAGAGGCCGAGTACATGGGTGGACGCCCGGCGAGCTACAAGCTTGTGCAACTCGACACCAACGGGTTTCCCTCAAAGGTGTTCACACAGGCTGACCTTCCCGGCTTCGATCCCAAAACTGACAGGGAAATTGGCCAACGGGTCGTCCGCTGGTATCCGCAGGTGACAGAGCAGATGAAGATGGAACAAGTTACCATAATTCAGGCTCGCGATAAAGTCGCGCGGCTACGCGCCGAACAATTCAATCTTGGGGATTTGGCGCCTGAAAGATACAAAGAGCTTGAGCGTCAGATTGGGGTTGAAGAGGGCAAGATCGCCCATCGGAGGGAAAATATCCTGGAGTCGCCAAAACTCTTCGATAATATCATCAGTGGGATGCGCCCGGCACTTCCGGCAAGTGGTTCTGCCCTTCAACAAACCATTGATGACCTGAAGAACTTCAAGCCAAAAACTCCGCAAGAAGCCTCGGACAAACTCAATGACATCATGCAGAACACTGTGCCGAATATTTACCCGGTGTTCCAGCGGTGGGAAATTCAAACGCGGATACAGAAACTTCTCAAGGAGCTCGGCTGATGCCCTTCACCGATGATCTTTCCATCCCCGAAATCAACTTCGGCTTCTACGCTCCGTCGTTCGATAAGCCGGACGATACGAATCTGCTTGGCGCGGCCTTTCGCCAAGAGAACGACGTGTACAATGCGGTGCAGTATCTCTCCCGCCCGGATTTCGCGCCCGACCCTCACTTCGACTTCGCGGAGAAAACGAAGGACAGCGTGTTCTTCCAGCTTAATCCCGATGCCTTCATGGGTGTACGCTCGGAAGCTGAGTGGGCCTTTACGGAGGCGAAGCTGGCCCGCGAGCGGAAGGACCGGGAACGGATTGCGCAGGGTGGGGCGGCTGGTATCTTCGCCAGCATCGCGGCCGGGGTTTTGTCCCCGACTATCTTGATCCCAATCGGCGGAAGTGCCAAGGCTGTCGGTTCCGGGGTAAAAGCTGCGGGCGAAGCCGCGGCGATGGTCGCGCTTGGGGCGAGCATTCAAGAGGGCGTCTTGCATCTGAACCAGGATGAGCGAACGCTGCAGGAGAGCATGATTGGCGTTTCAACGGCGGCGGCACTCGGGGCTGTTCTCGGCGGCGCAATTCAGTACGCTACCAAGAAAGAAGTGCAAGCGTTGACTGACAATATGGCTAAGGCCGCCGCGGCCGATACCATATTGCCAGCCGCCGGTGGCGCTCCCATGGGGCTTAGTGCTGAAGCTGCGTCTAAGGAGGCAATCGCCTCTTATGTTCGCATGGGAGACCCAGGCCATATTGCCCCCACCGCCATCCCAATCTCTGACTTCGCCAAGAAACTGCATCTTCCTGAAAGCGTCGTCAAAGCCCTGTCCCTGGATTGGCTTGGTCCGGTCTCTCGGGGCCTTGCAAGCAAAAACGCTGTTCGAAGAACAATCACCAATCAGCTTTCGAACGCCTCTGTCTATACTGAGGCGGCGGTGCGCGGCGAGTCAACTCTCGCCGAGGGCACGGTCGAACAACTCATAAAACAGCATTGGTCTCAGACCGCGGCTGCAAACCACGAGTTGAAGGGGCTGTACCGCGAATGGTTTGTCAACTCCGGCAAGGGCGGGACGTTCCGCTCGTGGCTGCCCTCCGGCTCATATAAGGATTTTCTCAACGAGGTTGGCAATGTTATGTTCGAGCACATTGAGGGTATTCGAAGGGCCGCCGTTCCCGAGGAATTGCATAAGGCCGCGGACATCATACTCGACAACGTGTATCGGTCGGAGATCAAGACCGCCCGCGAGGCCGGGCTCGAGTCCTGGGTTCAACTCCGCGATGAGAACTACGCGCTCCGCATTGCTACACAACATCTTAGACGAGATCTGGCCTCGCGCGAAACTGGCGTTGTGCGGAAAATCCTCGCCGAGCACGCGCTTGAGGTTCTTCGCGCAAAGCCCAAGCCGGAGGGGATAAGCGAGGACGTGGCGGCGGTGCTTGGCAAAGGGCCGAAAGCGGAAAGTTTCTCTGAGGCTGAGCTGCAAGATCTGGCCGATCAAATTGCCGAGGAGCTTCTTCCGAAGATGCTCGGCGAGTACGGTAAGAACGGCGTCGTTTCCACGCTGCACGAACTCGGCGAAAAAGCAGCCAAGTACATGTATATTGATCCGACGAAGGTCTGGTCCAATGGGCGCACCTACGGCGAGTTTCTTGAAAAGGACGTGGAGAAGCTCTCACGATCGTTCGTGCGCAGTATTGCCCCGGACGTTGAACTTTACAGAGCCTTCAAGACTACGACGCCGGAAGTATTCGATAACCGGGTTGACATCTGGAAAGACTACATCGGAGAAAGCGAGGCGATGAAGCGGGAGGCCGAGGCCCTCTCCGATCCCAAAGCAAGGGAAAAGGCGCTGGCCGAAATCCACAAAGACTCGCTCGACTTTCAGCGCGATATGAAAACGCTGGTTGGGCGGCTGAAACACGAGTGGGGAACTCCGGCGGACCCGACTAGTGTTGGGTCTAGAATTGCCAGAGCCGCTCTGCAACTTAACACGATGCGTTTGATGGGCATGCAGGTAATCTCCAGCTTTGCTGACCTTGGTCGCATTATCATGCGGGCAGGCTTTACAAACACATTTAAGCACGGGATTATTCCCCTGCTCACCGATCTTCGCAGGCTCAAGCTTACAGCCCGCGAAGTACGTTACGCCGGAACCGCCCTCGACGTGTACAACCACGGCCGCTCAGGAATGATGTTCGATCTTTTTGACGAGCTCGAGTACGGGAACATGGCCGAACGGTTTATGCAGTACGGCACGAGCAAGATCGGCATGGTCAACCTGTTCGACTACTGGAACGTAGCGATGAAGCAGTTTTCCGGCGCCGTATGGGCCGGAACAGTTTCCGACGCGCTCGATGCCGCTGCCTCCGGCACCGCGACGAAGTGGCAAAAGACGATGCTCGCGCATGTGAACATTAGCGATGCCCGCGCCGCAAAGATGATGAAGCTGATGAAGAACGGCGAGGGCGGCGCGGAGGTTTCGCCCGGCGTGTGGCTTCCCAACACAGAAGCCTGGTCCCAAGTTGCGGACGAGGAGATCGAAGCGGGAGCCGAACAACTACTCAAGAAATGGAAGAAGAAGCCCGAGGATATGGTTCCGGGCAAAAATGGAAAGCCTGGAAAAATCTCCTACGGTGACAAGGCGCGGCATGAAGCCTTCACAACGCTCCACAAGGAGCGCCGGAGCCTGCAGCGGAACTTCCGGGCTGCGATGGCACAGCTTGTTGACACAACCATTACTACCCCAGGTATTGAGCGGCCTAACTGGGTAGACGGCTCAACGGCCGGGCGCTTAATCGCACAGTTCCGCTCCTTCACCCTGTCCTCGACGTACCAGGTAGCGCGACTGGCGGCACAAGATGCGAGGTATGGGAATATGGCTCCCGTGGCGCTCGGGACCGCTTTTTCTCTTGCATTGGGGGCCATGTCGTATTATGTTTGGGGCATGTCCGTAGGAGGACGTACTCGCGAACGAGTTCTTAAAGACTTCGATGATGCGCTGAACGGAGACTCTCACGCTATGCGGCGATTGGCTGACGAAGCCACTAACCGATCTGGCCTTATGGGCGTACTCTCCGAAGTTCAGAAATTCGCCGAACGAGTGCCTGCGGTCGGGCAGTACACGACGTTTGCTGGAACGCCGCCCACGCGGTCCCCCTATATCAGCCCGTTCTTCGACGCCTTTGGGCCTACAGGAAACATCGTGGACAACCTCGATAATATCCTAATGACGCTGGACGATCCAACGAGTTCCACGTTCCGCTCGGCCAAGCAGCTTATGCCCTACCAAAACCTGATGTTCATCCGGCAATACTTTGATGCCCTCAACGATGACATGATGCGTCGCGCAGGAGTTTCCCCGCAATGACAGTTTCTCTTACAAACGCTGAGGTCAAACTTCTCGGCAACGGCACAACGACGCAATGGCCTCTCGGATTTGAGCTGACCGACGCCAACGGCCTGTCCGTATCTGTCTGGGACTCCAGCGGCAACGAGACGGTTCTTGACCTGTACACGGACTACTCCGTGTCCGACATCGGCTCAGAGCTTGGCGCGACTATCACCTATCCACTCCTCGGCGCGGCCCTTCCTGACGGGAAGTTCCTCTACGTCAAACGGACTACCGACCTGACACAGCAAATGGACGGCGGGGCCGAGCAAGCGTTGAATGCCCAACAGATCGTTGCGCAGATCGACAAGATGGCGATGCAAATCCAGGAGCTCAAAGCGCAGCTGTCCCGGACACTTAGGATGGCCACGACGGCCGGAACAGAGTTCGTTGCCACTCCAAACTTGTTCTTCGGCACAGACTCCAGCGGGCGGCCCGCGCTTCTTTCGTGGTCCAGGTATGCGCCATCTGGTGTCTTCTTGGCCTCGGTTCGGCGGCAACTTCGGCCGCCGCGGCATTCGCTACCGCAGCGCAGGGCCTCAAGGCCGACAGCGCGCTTCAGGTTCCGAACCTTCTCGCGAACACAGTGACCGATTGGGATGCTGTCTCGACATCGAAGACAGGCTTTTATCAAAGCGCCTCCGGCGCGACGAATTCCCCCTATTCCGGCGATTCCTTCTCGGCGATCTACATCGCGCGCACCGCGACGTCGGGTGCGCTCATCATGATCGGGAACACGTCGAACCGCCTGTTCATGCGCCAGTACAACACCGCCTGGGCCGAATATCGTGAAGTTTCCGTGCGCACCACCGGGCAAAGTGGGAACCTCGACAATCTCGGTGTCGGCGTCATCGCCGTGCGCTTTGACGATACCGCAACCGGGGCGCCATCCGGCTATGGCACCTATAACGGCCTCTGCGAGCACTATGGCTCCGACACGATCCGGCGGCAGATTGTGACGATTGACGGGCAGGATGCGTTTCTGGTCCGTACCCACGATGGATCATCTTGGGGGGCCTGGCTGAATCTGAACCGCCCATCTCGACATATGAGCAAACAGAGCGCCGCCGGAACATCAATCCTCTTCACTGGAATCCCGGTTGGCACTGAGGAAGTCGTCATCATGTTCGACGGCGTTATGACAAACGGGACGACTAACCTGATTGTGCAAATTGGGGACAATGGCGGGTTTGAGACAACAGGATACGCCTCATCCTCGTCAGGTCCTGGAGGCAGCAGCTCGTCAACTGCCGGTTTTGTTATCCGCCACACAACTACCGGTGATGCTCATTCCGGCATGATGCGTCTGTCGTTGATGGACTCCGCCTCATTCCAATGGGTGCAGACACACAGCAT